CTTCCCCCTCTTCACTGCTGTGGGTTCGTAGATCGAGAGCTGCGGGTAGGCGGTGTTGCCGTTTGCTCCAGTGTACGATACTGAATATGACGATGCCATTGCGGTCCTCCCTTGTTAGCTTAGTGGGTTGGCGCTATATACACGTTGCCCGCCGGGTCGGCGATGGCGTTCGGGAATTCGGCCTCGGCGTCGCACGTGCCGTGCGGCGTATAGGTGTAGGCCGTCACGTTTGCGAGACTCTCAAGCGCCTGCCCCCAAAGATTAAACGACGTGAATTTGAAATACATTTGCTTGCCGATATTCTGCACCTGGACCGCGCCCTTATAGACGTTATCGTCGAGGCGCACGAAGCTGGTCCCCGTAGGATGGTCCAGGATTTCCGTGTTGCACTGGCCGCGCCTGATGTACGTGCCCAGATTGTAGTTATTGGCGCTCGTGAGCGTGCAGGCGGAAAAAGAGATGACTTCGGCCCCCACCAGGGCGAGCAGGTTGTGGTTGTCCGCGTCGGCCTGCGCGCCTCCGTTGAGGACTCCCCGGCTTAGCGCCAGATTGACCGAGAGCGTATCGGCGGTGTCCGGATCGGTGTGGGCCGGGCAGTCTGCAGTCGTTACGCCGTAGCGACTGGGAGCGGCCACGGTGCCTATCTGCTCGTAATGCGACCCGTCCGTCGACGCCCAGACGACGCAGCCGCCCCAGTTGGCAGAGGCGCCCGCGACGGCGATCCAGAGACTGTTCAGTTCGCCCGAAAGCGCCAGGGGCGGTTCGAATATGACCGGCGCCGAAACGCTTCCGGGAGAGGCGACGGTCGGGTTAGGCGATGTGCTGTTCGCCGAGGTCTGGTACACTTCGGCGCGTCCGGCGTCGGGGAGATAATCTTCGACGGTGAATTCGAATTCACCGTTTTCGTTTTCGGCGATTTCCTTGATCCTAACCCACTGCTCGCTCATGCCCGTTTGCAGTTCGGACAGGGTCACGATGTCCATGAGATCGTACTGTATCCCCTTGAAGCCGACAGTAAGTTTGTATGTGTTCCGGTGCGCGATCCTCTGGAGGCGAAGCTGCGCGGCCTGCTGGGCCATCGCTGCGTTCGTGATGAAATGGGCGCTCTGGACCGATTCCTGGCGTTCTCCAAAGGTCTCTATTTCCGCCTGATTGTAGGCGTAGGCGATTGTGGGCGGAAAGGGCGTTCCGACCTGTTCGGTTTCCCAGACGCCTTCTTCTTCCACTTCGTAGGTAGCCACGCAAAGGTTCGAGTCGAGGTATTCGATCCGCGTGACGTTGTAGACGTCGCTTTCTTCCTTGCGCGTGCAAACGATTGGGTCTTTGCCTTTGCCCGGCAGTATGAAATCATCGTCGGTGAAGTTCGCGACGGGTGTAGGAGGAGTATATGTGGCGCCGTTTGCGGAGAGCGCCGTATCGCCGTAGGGGACGACTGAGAGCTTGCCGCCACGCTGTACGAACTCGCAGTTAGTGTATTCGATGAGCTTTGAGAGCAGGTCGTTTGCCGGCGTCTGGTCCTGCGCAAACGGAGACACCCAGAAGCTCAGGCAGTCCCAATAGGAGACGGCGGCTGCGCAGGCGTCGAGGCGCGCGGCCGGAAATCCGAGGCCGTAGATGGGGTTTGTGAGGGCGTCCTCGAGGACGGAATAGATTTTAGCGTTCTGGCCGTCGGGCGCATCCTGGATGGGGCAGTCAATCAGGAAGGTAAGGCTGGGCACTTCGGCGCCCCCTCCCAGGTTGTAGTTTTCGAGGGCGGCGTAGCAGAGGTAGTTATAGCCCAGGGCCTGCGTCGGGTGGGCCGTCTCCATATATCCCCACGCGGCCTGCTGATAGTCGCCGGCAAATACGGTGCCTCCCCCTCCCCACGGAAACGGCCCCTGCGGACTGCCGCTCTGCGGCTGGCCCCCCTTTGGAGTGCCGTCGCTCGCATCTACGACCAGGCTGATAATGGTCTGGCCGTCCCAGATCTCGCGCACCTTGGCCCCAGGCCCGTGGCACAGGCCGATCAGAAACGACGCGGAATAATCGTAAGAGGTGCCGCTGCCGCCTCCTTTTCCGCCCTGCTGCTCCGCGTGCTGCTGGAAGTCTCCGTACCAGATCATGTTCCCGGCGATGCGGACGCGGCCCCAGCCGACGGTTATGCCCGCGCCCTGGCACGAGGACTGGCTATTGAGCCCCCTGTAGATGCTGATGGTAGAGCCGGTTCCGCCCTGGCCGAAGAGGAAAGCCATCGGTCGCTATGCTCCCTTCAGGACTGAGGACTGAGTGCTGAGGACTGAGTGGAAAAAGATCATTATGCCCAATCCTTGTAACGGTATATTTCGCGGGGCCGGTGCTCCAGCGGCCCTTCGAAGGCGCTGGCGTAGCGGACCCTCCCCGCCGGGCTGTACGCGTGGATGATTTTGGGCCACTCGATCACTATGGCCGAGTGCGCGAAGCACCGGCCGTACCTGTACATCACGACGTCCGCCGGTTTGAAAGGAGGTTCTTCGATCTTTCGCCCGAACTGAGTCACCCACCCGAGAAACCGCTCCTCGTCCCGGTGCAGGTACCAGTCAGGCGGGTAATGGCCTATATCCAGCTCCGGCGCGAGACCGGCGTTTTTGAAAACGCCATAAAGGAAATTCGCGCAATCGACGCCGGCGCCCTTGCAGCACTGGTTGTGGTGGAAGGGCGTATTCAGCCACTCAATGGCCTCCGCAAGAACGGCCTGGCGCTGATGGAATTCAGATTCAGTCATAAAAGCCCTTTCTCACCACGAAGAGCACGAAGATCACGAAGAAAAGCCAAGAGCTAGATGGTCATTTCTCCACAAATACGCCATTTTCCAGATAGCCATGCCAATGATATCCGCCACCCTCGGGCCGCTTGCCGTCTTTACCCATGCGGATTCCAATTGAGGGCGACAGGGTCACTTTCGGCCATTCGCCGGTTGCTTCCCATTCGTTCCACCCCTGTCCGTAGCCTTTAAAGAACAATATAGATCGTCCACCACAGCCGCATGGGCAGCCGTGAATTATGCCAACATTGACGCCAGGCATATCGGAATCACGATGGAAGTAATAGGCTCCAGGCTGCCCGACATTTTGATCCTTGTCATCCTTTGGAACCTCAAAAGCCACGGCGTTTCTGTTCATCTTCGTGCCCTTCGTGTTCTTCGTGGTGAATCATTTTCCTCCACCGGCCGACTGCACGATGGGCGGGAGCATGGTGTCCGGGATCGGGATAAAGGGCATCGACGGGAAGTTCGCCAGGTTGCCGAACTTGCTGTTGCACGTAGCCATCGTGCGGTCGCATCCGGCGTAAAGAGTCACGCTGTCTCCGGGCGCCGGCGCTCCCGGGAGAGGCAGAAACGGCACGACCGTATTGCTGTTATATGATTTCACGGTCATCGAAAGACCGTTCAGGGCGCCCGAGGTGAACTGGAAGGCGCCCTGGGCGAAATAGCCGTCGGCCTTGGAGATCCCGGACACAGCGAACGACCCGGTGGATGGATCGGGGCTCGACGCGACGGTGCCCGTAAACGTGTAGCCGGCCTTATTCACGCAGCACCCTGAGCCGTACAGGACGAAATAGCACTGCGGCTGGTAGACGTTTTTTGGGAAGTCGAGGTTCAGCAGCTCGGTAAAGAAGTTCACAGTCGCCTTTAGAGACGACCTGCCTATTTCGCAGTCGGCGACTCGGCCGGCGAAGTAGATCACGCCTCCTCCGGTCGAGCCGGGAAAGATGTTCCCGGCGCCTGGGACCACAGCGGATCTCGACCAGAAGACGCGGAAAAAATCGACCGTGGCCGCGTCGAATATGCCGGTCCTGGCTGCGATCTGGAGAGAGCCCCCGTAGATCCTGTCGAGCCCGTAGCGCGGGTATATCTGTATATCCTGCGAATCGACGCCGAGGCCGCACTTGAGGCTGCACTTGATCTTATCCATCGGGATCGCCGAGCAGTAGATGCCTCCTGAGGGCATGGACGGCACGCTCGACGGCGGAACGCCCTGCGGCAGATACGCGCCCAGGAACGTGCAGTTGGTCGGGACGGCCGCGTCGGGCAAAATGGCCAGGTCGACGTCGGAATTGGTGAGTGCGAGCAAGACGGAACCCAGAGACGACGACGCGACGGAGCACGGAGACCCGGAGCCGCCGGCGACGTACGCGGTCGGGACGGGCGCGCGGATCACCACGCAGTCGGCCATGTAGAGGGCCTGGAGGGAGGCGAAAAGGGCGGTGAGGGCTGCGGGGACGTTTTTCATTTAAAACCTTTCACCACAGAGGCACAGAGGGCACACGGAATAACCTCCTGGATTCCGGCCTTCGCCGGAATGACGAATTTTGCTCAGTCCTTAGCACTCAGTCCTCAGTCCTCTTCTTTATCCGCTCCCGAGCTTGACCGATTTGAACTCGACCTTTTTCATTGCCCAGAATTTATAGGCGAAAGCGTCCGCGTCCACCTGGTCCTCGGTGAAGCGGCAGACCCAATAGAACGTAAAGTCCGCCGTGATGGCCACGCCTAAGCCGGGCGCCGATGTAAAGCTGAGGACCCCGTTTGCGACCGACCACCCCGTGGCCTGCACCACGCCGTTCAGGTAGACTGCGGTGACGCTGTTCTGCATGAGGACGGGCTCCGTGAAGCCGCCGAGGGTGCGCACAAGCTGGAAAGTCTCTGTCGAGCCGTCTCCCGTGGCGATGGCCTGCGCCGCGACCTGGTTGTCTTCCCAGTCGTTGAAGAGCCACGTGCCGGCGCAGCCTCCCACCTGGAGAAAGAAGCCGAGCAGTTGCTGGTATTCCAGGTGGGCCGTGTCTGAGCGCAGCACGTCGTAGGGGAGCTGCCACGTGTAGCGCGGGAAGACCTGGAGCTGTACGGCGGCGTCGAGGCCCGAGACCGACTCCTGCAGGAGCGTTTTGAACTCCGGCGTGCGCTGGCGCCCTTCCCAGGAAAGGCCGACCAGGGTGGGGAAAACGAGATTGCTCATAAAGAAAAACCTTTCTCACGCAGAGGCGCGGAGCCGCACAGAGAAAACCCCACTTTTGGGCAAAAACAGTTCCCGATCGATGAACCCGGGTCGCCTTTTTTCGACATATTTTCCCACTTTTGCCTTCCTTCGCGCCTTCGCGTCTTCGCGTGATCACCGCCTGATCGGAAGATTAAAATTTCGTATCGAGCGCTTTATCATCCGGTTAAGGCCCGAGTTGGAGCGGCCGAGCTGCTTTTCGAAGGAGCCGGCGTCGGTCGCGTTTATGTGCATGTGCATGTCGCCGCCGCGTCCGGACATGGAGCCGCCCCCCTGGGCAGTCATGCTGCGGACGCCTTCGGCGAGGGGGGCCGGAAGCACCATTTCGCGCGCGTGGAGCATCGTGAGGGTGTTCGAAGGCACGTCGAAGCCTCCGGCAGCCGACACGAGCCCTTCGACTGCGAGAACCGACGCTTCGCCTGCGGCGGCCGGCCCGGCGGCGGCCGGTCCCATGAGGGGGGACAGGAAGCCGAATATGCCCGCGAAGGTAGTGGCCGCGCTGGCCATTATGGACTTTAGGGCCGCTGCGGCCTGAGTGATGATGGACGTTGCCGTGCCCGAAGCCTCGGCCGCAGATCTCGCGGCTGTGCCCGTTTGCGTTGCGACGGTCTTCGCCGTCTCGCTCAGCAGCCACTGGTTGACGAGCTGCTTCAGGAGCGTATCGATGATGTAGCTGAAAAACTTTTCCTCAAGGCTTCGCATGGTCTGAAGCATGGTCTGATGGTGGAACATCATGCTCGTAAGGGCGTTTCCGACTTCGGTCGCGTACTTGTCCCATTGCTGCTTTTCCGTGTTGAGGTACTGGTTTTCGTCTTTTTGCATCTTCTGGAGATGGGCGTTCTGGGCCTTTTCGATTTCCTCCCAGACCTTTACCTGCTGCGCCAGGGTCTGGTC